TGTCGGCCAAGGCGAAGATCTTGGAAGTGAACCCCGTCAGTGCGCCGACGCTTAGAACCGCGCCTAAATTACCCAAGGCGGAGGTCGCCAGATTTTTGATATTGCCGAAGGACGATGCGAAGTTGTTTTCTAACGTCTTCAGATCCGACTGAATCTTCGTCAGCGACGCTTCGATTATGACTGTTTGTTTGATGTCGTCAGCCATGAGATTCGACCATTTCCGATTTGCTTACCTTGCGCCGTCCGGCCGCCGGGGCGCCGGGGTGTTCTTTGCGGAACGCAGCGGCCATGCCGGTAAAATAAAGGTCTAGCGCTGCGCTGTCGTCCACCGGCTCGCGCTTGTCGGCAATCCATGGGAAAATATCGCCCGCTGTGAATGGTTGGGGGCGGCGCTTTGAATCGCGCCACACGTTCAAGGTCATTGCTGCCACCGTTCCGGCGCGCTCATAGCGGCGCTTTTCCTGTTCACGGCGCCGATCTTCCAAGGCCCCTAACTCTAACCACGTCAAAGACCAGAACCGATCATCGGCCAGCCCTAGCTCGACTACTGCAAAGCTCCAGTGTTGTAGCCAGGGCGTTGGGCCAAAGGGTGGCTATCCTCCACCGGTGGCACACCATCATCGGTCGACGGGGTTTTTCGTTTGCTGTGCGATGCGTAGGCGTCCCAAATTATGGTCATGATCTGACCATGGGTGAGCGGCGACGCCTCGATAATCGCAGGCATGTTGTCAATCGAAAGCGCCTTGTCCTCCCAGCGCAGGCCGGCCCAAAGGAGTGTTAGCACTAAGTCCAGCGGGAAGCCGCCGGTTCCGACGACCTGCGCCGAAGCGGATGAAATAATCAGATACTCGATATTGATGTACTCGGCGGGCTTAACGCCGCGCCTGCGATTGATCTCGCGCTCTGCCAACATTAGCGCTTCGAGATTGAATCGCAGGCGCCGCGGCCTGTCGAGTTCTATTGCGACGGGTTCGGGTAGCACGGCTTACCTCCATTTCCGGACGCTTAGGATATTTCGATCATCACCGGCAAACCGGTCACCTTCAAAGACCAGTTCAGAAACACCGGGGCGCTGAAGTCTTGCGGGACGTCGAACTTGGATACACGCGCTTCATACTCCCAACCATCGATGGTGTTCGACATAATCGTCCGCCAGAAGAGCTTCGTTTGATCGATGAAATCCTGATACAGCTGCTTGTGGATCGCGATGTCAGGATGAAAGACCAGCACGCACGCCGTTTCATCACCGGTCTTTATCGTCGGGATATTTTCCTCGAAGCTGCCGGGGCTGTCGTGGTTGGTGGCATCGGCGTATGTCTGAGTCGCCGACGGTGACGGAATGATCCGGCATTGCGGGATCGCAACATACAGCAGACTGTTAGGATCTCTCCGGTAGAGTTGCGCGCCTTTACCGGGTAGAATTTGGCTTGGTGGCATAGTGTCCTCCTTGGCTACGTGTCGAAATTGATCGAACTCGGGTCTTTCTCTTCCGTCGAATAAGTGATCTGAAAATTCACATCCGCACCCGCGCGCGGGTAATGCTCATCTAGGAACAGCCATTTGATACCGACCTTGACAGTATCCATGGCCAGACCGCCGCGGGTGTGGTCGGCCAGGATGGCGCGGTGCACATCGCCGATGATCTCGCCGAGCGCTTTGCGCGGGCCGCCTAAACATTCCTCTTCTACGACCACGCGCACGGCGACGCGGAGTCTTTCAAGGTAAATATCGTCTGGCAAATTCTCGGTGAGTTCCTCATCTGGAATCACGCCGGCCGCGGGGCGCTGCACCTTGTAGAGTTCGTAAGTGCCGCTGGCCACAGTGGCCAGCGATGTCACGGCCTGCAAGGCGGCGTCGATGTTGTCGAGAATCTGATTTTGGATCGTGTCGGGCATGGATCTGTAGAACTCCGGTCTTACCCTGTAACGAACTTAAACGCGCGCGCGATCTCTTGCGGCACGCGCTCCTTCAAATAGGCGCGGATCTTGTCGGTGATTTTTTTCCGCGAGAAGACCAGCGCCACCGATGGACCCTCTAGTTCATCGATCCTTTGTCCCTTTTTACCCGCCGATTTTCCCCTGGTGAGAATGATTCTGGGACCGAAACGCTTAAACACACCGCGATGCCCGCTTTCGAGCACAGCGATGAAAGACCCGGGAATCAGCTTGCGCTGGGCGCCGTAACGCACGCCGCCAGGCGGCCGGCGCCTGGTCACCGTGCGCGGCGTCGGCTTCATTTCGTAGATCGGAATGCGCTCGCGTTTTGACGAGAACGCGATCAAACTCGCTGCCGGTTTGTCCGCGGTCGCCTTTGTCAAAGTGATGTTTCTGCGGATGGTCTTCTGCGCGCTGGCGCCGATGTCGGCCTGCACCTCGCGCACCGATAACGTATAAGCGCCGGCGGCAGCGCGGTTGATTCCGGCGACCGCGGCCTTCGGATAGCGGGCGACGCTCTGCTTTAACTTGCGCGAGAGCGCAGCGTGGTCGGTGCTGACTTTGATCGCAATCGCCATTATCGATAATTCCTCGGCACCCATTGAAAAGCGTCATCGGCGCCGCGCTTGTTGCGCGTGATCTCCCATGGCGGCTTGATCACGACATCATGGCCACAATGCTGGCAGACCGGGCGGCCGATCGATGCGATCTCCCATGGCTTTTGCTTGCCGTAGAAGAAAACGATCTTCGCGCCCTTGGGCGGCGAGCCGCTGTAATTGTGGTTGTCGCGCAGCTGCGGCCAGCCATAGACTCCGTCGGTGACGTCCCAGCCTTTCTCATCTGGCCCTAGAATATGGCGCAACCAACCTTGATCCGTTCCGAGATACTGCCGGGCATCATGAACGCTGCTCGCGCCGCGGAACTTTTCCCAGACTTGCGCGCGCGCGCCCGCGTCCATCATCCACATGGAAGCCTGGTAGCAATTCAGCTCATCGAACGGCGTCATGAGCACCGGCCGGCGATAGATTAGAAACTCGTCGTCGCGCTGAAACAAGGCATCGAGGTTGCCGAGCACCACGCAGTCGAGATCGATGCTGACGAAACGGGGGCCAAAAAATTCCCTTGCGGCGCGGCTGAACGCCTTCAGCCGAACGTAGCAAGTGTAATGGTTTAGGCCCCAGGTGGGATTCACTAGGTCGCGCCAGTCATCCCACAACGGCAGCGGCTCGATCAAGCGGCTGAACTCGGACTCGGCGAAGTCGGTCACGACGACAAACCGGTGCGGAATAGTCAGATTGCGGTGGATCATGCGCGCCCAAGTGTTGGCGTGCTCCGGTCCGTAGAGATTTCGCTCGCCCTTCCATAGCCAGCCAACGATGGTTAGCGGCGCGGCATTCGCCTGGGCGCCGGCGTGGCCGTTGGTCGCTTGGGCAACGCCGTGTTCCGCGGCGCCGTTATAGTCGAGTGTGCTTTCCATAAAATAGAAAGGGGGAACACCGGGGAGCCTGGGGCCTCCGCGATCTCCCCCCTTCGGCGAAACCTATCTCCTCAATTACGACGTGGCGCCGTTGTCGAGTAGAATCACCGCCCTGGGCTTGGCGCAGATACAAAGCGGGTTCATCTGCGCTTCAATTACAATACCCTTGCCCATCGGCAGCATTTCCGACCGGACTTCGATTGGCAGACCGTTGGGATCTGGAATCTGATTGACGCGGTCGATGTAGTCGCTGGGGCCGTTCTTTTGCAGAAAGAGACCGGACTTCACAGGGTAAAGATGGGCCTGATCTGCGGTGACAAAATTCACGCCGCCCACGGAGCCGCGGTAGTTTTCCCAAATGACACCGCCGAAATCGAAAGCCTGATAAGGATTCATCGAGCCATCGCGCAGAGACACGTTTGCGTTGGAGCTTTGATACGTGTCGCGCACTTTGGCATGATCAATGAATTGATCGTAGAACGTATTACCGCACACGGCCCGCCAACCGATAATCGCGTTGTCTTCGCCGAGCGCGTCTAGCGACATGCGAATCGCCTGATTGATCTTCTGCCGGATGTTGGTCGTCGCAGAGCTGAACGCCATGTTCAACGTCTGTTGGGCAACCGCGAACTCGGTGAACAGATTGTAAATAACACTCGTGCCGTTGGCGTCCAAAATCACACCTTTGAGCGCACCCAGCTTGTGCCATTCCAAGGTGGCCATGAGTTTGCGGCGCATCGAGCGGAGTTTCCGATCGCGCATTGTCTCGACCGTCATCCGCATCTCTGACGGGGTGCGGCCATTCGCATAGGCCCGAACATCCTGTAGCTCGGTCGCGTTGATGGTGTCGACCATCGGGATATGCGGCACGACGAAAGTTCTAACCTTGCGCGCGTTGGTCGTGTTGGGCGTCGGCACGCCGCCGTAGGGCGCCGTCGGGACCAGCGCCAGCGTTTCCGGGTCCTCTTCGATTATAACCGTCCGGCTCGCAATGCCTTCGGACTCGAAGAGGTTCTGTCTCTCCAGCTGGTTCGGTAAATGATCTTGGTGGCTAATCGCGTCGGTAAGCGCCGCCATCGTGAAGCTGTCATGAAATGCGTCGATAATGTCGGGCATGAGCGTTTTCCTCCGGAACTGTTTTTATAATTCGATCAGTGACTCACTCACATTGCCGCGGCTTACACTCCGTCGCGAACCAGGATAGGCGGCGCTAACGCTTCCAGATCGGTGACTCCATTGGCGATGCCGGTGGCGTCGTTAGCCCCCCAGCCCAATAGATCCTTGTTGACCTCGGCGCCTTGGAACAGAATTACACCGGCCTTGTCGCCGTCGGTGGCGTCGACGTTTTCCCCGATCAGGACACCGGCGGCCGCCTGCGTGCCGTCGCTGGCGCCGTTGGCGTAGATCGCGTATTTGCCGCTGGCAGTGATTTTGCCGACGACATCGCCCATCTTCAAAACTTGGTTATCGACAATGGTGACGTTCTTGCGCGATTGATGGCCAGGCAGCTCGGACAGAATAAGGCCGGCATAAACTCGCTCGGTTTCATTGGACATGATTTCCTCCTATGGTCAGTCGCCGAAAAATCTATTTATAGTTTTGGTTTATAGCGCTCGTAGATTGCGCGTGAATCGAACGGCTTCGACCCTCTTGGCACTCCGCTGGTTTCGTCTTTTTGCTTGTTGTCTATATCCGCGGTATCGAGCGCGGCCTTGATCATCAGGAGATTTTTGCCGACCTCGTCGGGGTCGAGATTGGCGGCAATGTATTTCGCGGCTCGCTCGGGCAGCCCCGCTGCGGCGCACCGGTTGCGGATCTCCACTGCATGAACGAAACGCTTTTGCACGTCGGACAGTCTGGCCCCGCTCTTGAAAAGCTCGGCGGCCATGTCCGGCAGACCGAATTCGTTGC